GTTCCTTGTGAGCTCGCAGTCAAGATCGTGTCGGCCATAGTCACCCGACTCCGCATGGACGGGGCGGTCAGTGAAGACAACACGGCGCCGTACATCAGCAACGCCATCGATAGGCTGAAGCTGGGGCCCGAGCAGAAAGCCGCTCTGACCTTTTCTTCAGTCAGGTGGCACGGACTCGCCAGCGCACACGTCCGCATATGGCACGCCGAGCACACCGATTTTGAAGGCCGGCGGATGGCGCGGGCCCAGCTCGATTCCGACAAGCGTCGCACGCCTTGGTACGACATCAAGCGGCATGCCTCCAACATAGTCCGAGAGGTCGGGCTGTTCGTCCAGGGAACAACCCGCACCGTCCTGGGCACCGACGACTGGCCAGCTTTCAGGGTTGGTCCTTGTCTCGGTAGGTCAGCAAGCCTCGTCCGCCCACCGAATCTGTACTGCGCGGCTAACCTGGCTGAGGCCAGAGTCATGCTGAAGGAACAGACGCGGGATGGGCTGAGCGTGGTCGCGGTCTTCGTGGCGGACATGAGCTCACATCTTCAGCTCTACGAGTGCATGCACGCCCGAGAGACCAGGGTAGTCAAGCTGTGTCCGGGGGGGTTCCAGACGGCTCCTGCGTGCCCCCAGACGTGCGCCCACAACGCACTGCTGGGGTTCCTCGGACGCCAGCTGGGCAAGCCCGAGCGGCCGGTCCCGGACCTGCAGGCGATCTCTCGTGTTGCGGCAGACCTCTCTGGGTGGTACGATGCGGCCTACGACGAACCACATCTTTCGTACGTCGAGGGTCCTGGGGACTTGTTCCCAGGGCCCGTTCGCCACATCATCACCCCAGTCGAGTGGCAAAGGTCCTACAAGGGCGCCTTGGGCCAGCAGCTACTGGACCAGCTCAAGACTACCCGTCTTGGCCTGACGTCGGCGAACACGTCGGTGTCTGCGTTTGTCAAGAGAGAGTTCCAAGGGTACTACCTTCCGGGCGCGCAGCACCCGGAGGAGAAGGTGCCGAGGATTATCTCGGACAGGCACAAGGCCACCAAGGCGGTGTGCTTGGGCTTGACGGCCACTATATCCAAGGCAGTGGCGTCGAGGTTCAGGGAGTTTGGGGTGTACGACTCGCCTCAGACCACGGTTGCTCAGCTCGAGGAGTTCGGGAGGGGCCAATACTTGCCCGGGCTCCACGTCCTGGGGGTGGACATCTCCAGGATGGACGGACACTTGTGCCCCGCCTTGAGAGAGCAGGTGGTCGGGTTCCTACAGCATGTGTTGGTCGATTGCCTCGACTCTGCAGGCACGCCGGATGCCGCCCAGCAGGCGGTGCTTTTCCGCAGGGTGTTGGAGGACACAGCGGACTGCACGTACCGCGTTGGTGACAAGCCTGCAGGCATGCCCGGTCCGTTCGGTGAGAGGTGGACCTTCCTTCTTGCCGGGTCCAATTGCTCTGGGGACTTCTGGACTTCGCTCTTCAACACGGTCGTCAGCCTCGTCTTTCACCGGACCGTGAGACGACTGCTGGGGCTCGATCCGGCGGAGTGGTTCGTCAAGGTCTGTGGGGACGATGGCCTTGTCATCGGTCCGGCAAGCCTCATGGACGACTACGCACGGACTTTCGTGGCCGTCACAGCCGGCCTCGGCTTCATAGCGACCACGGAGCGCGGCGTCCTGACGGGCGACGGCCCTCGGGTGTCCTACTGCTCGCGCCATGTCTACATGGCCTACGACGGGCCAGAGGTCAAGGCGTGGTTTCCCCGCCTCATCGGGAAGGCAATGATCAACCTGGTCCACACGGTCAAGCACGTCAACTCCAAGCCAGCCTACTTGCGGGCTAAGTGTTTGTCTGAGCTGCCGTGGGCTTCAGGATGGCCCATAATGCAGGCGTATGTGTTGGCCATTCTTGCCACCGATGCTGTCAAGGACGCAGAGCGAGCCGGGAGGCTCGAGTTCGACAGGGATACCGCGTACAGGATGCTCGGGGGCACGGCGGACGGCATGACTTACA